ATCACCAGGTCAATCGTCACCGTTCCGGCTACGTCGTCCCGCCCGGTGTAGGAAATATCTCGCACGATGATATTGCCGCCATCAAACCCCACCGACACATTCGGGTTATCCCATTTACCGAAAGGAATACCGCCCACCGGAAGCGGCGCGCTGCCGCTAACAGTAATGCGCCCGGACCAGGCGCAGGTCATCAGCGCGGCCTGATTGGATATAGCTGTGAAGTCAGTCGAGTTTGAAACCAGTAACCCTTCGTTATAAGTCGCCGCAGGCAGCAGCTCCATGACGTAGCCAGACCAGTCAGGGACAAGACTTTTTCCACCGATTGTCTCAGCCCCGATAATGACCCCTGAGTCACCGTTTCGGGTGACGCTGGTCATAATGGCCACATCAAATTCAGCAAAGGAATAGATGTAAATGGGGTTAGTTGGCACCACGATAGCCTGTGAGCCAGGAACGAGTGGCGTATTGACAGGGTACTGCATGAACTGGGATGACCAGCCCGAGAACGATGTACAAAAACTCGGGGCACGAAGCCCAGCAGTAATTGCCATCACCGGACGGCCATCGTTGTAATCAATAAGAATACCTTCAGGCATAGTTCACCTTATGTCCAGCGACCAACAACAACGCGACCACCTCCCGAGAGATTTACAGTGATCCCATTGCCGTCAATGCGAGTAACGTTATTCACTCCGTTAAATGCAAATTCACCGCTGTCGGCATAGAGTTTCCCATGGAACTCTGGGCTACCAGATTTCGGTAAATTCCATCCACGTCCACCACCACCGGGGATGAAGTTTGCAGACTGTAGTGAATCGGTAATTTTCGCAAAATCGATGGATGCTTCCTGAATTAATGCACTGCGAATAAATACCTGTCCGTTATAGACAAAGAATGCAGCCTGCCAGTTGCCAGGGTTATTACCGGAATAAATACCAAACTGATCAGCGGCAAATACAACTGTGGATTTATACCCGCTGCCGTCCGGCTCAATGGACATGCCGAAACCGGTATTATATTTCACACCGTTCCTGACAATACCCATATTCAGGGTGTAAGAGGCTTTGGCTGTTCCGTCACTTTTTACTTCAGCTGTCATCTTCTGGTTTACAGCAGCCATTAACTGTCCATCAGGACCAATTTGCGCCTGTACATAATCAGCCAGTTCAGCAAATGCACCATCCAGATTTGCCACTGTTGTCCTGACCGTCATAATTTCAGCTTTAACTTCACCGTACTGTTCAAACTGACGCTGGACCGTTCCATGACCGGCGAGAGCATTTTCCATAATGCCTTCCAGATTTGTATCAACTCCGTCTTTAATATTCTGGAATGCGCCAGAGTTCTGAATCTGGTCATCAATGATGTCAATCAGCCCGCCTGTATCCATAGAGCACAACGCCGGAACTTCAATAAAACCGGATGCACCGAAGGCATTAACCGTTCTGATGTACCAGTAATAGGTATGTCCAACCTGTAGCTGATTGCTGGTCCATATGCTTCCCATTCCTTCTCGGCTGGCATTCCCTTCCACGGTTGCTGTTGAGGTATTAGGCAGTTTCGTTTCGCCTGACGTCCAGAAATCGAACTGTGTGGAAACATTAGTGATCGCCGCCAGACGCGGGATCAACGTGACAGCAAAGAAGCCCTGCTCAATATCAACATGGGAAGGTGCTGGCGGGGCTTCAATACTGAATTCCAGATACCCTTCCGGCGACTCTGCCCCCATCTGGTTTACAGCAATAACGTGGGCTGTGTAGGTATTTTTCGGTAACCCGGTAAGACGCGTGAACGTCCCCGGAACCTGGACAGACATCACCATCTGACCATTGCGGCGAATGATCACTTTGTTGTAAACCACCTGACCGATGTTCTGCCAGGAAAGAATGCCCTGTACTACCTGCCCGATTTCCTCCACGGTGTATTTCAGATTCTGCGGCTGCGCCACTCCGCCGGATGGCAACTGAGTGAACGGAGGTCGCTCAATCGGTATACCTACGGCGTCACCCCAGACATCTGCGGTTTCCTGCTTTAGAGTCAGTTGCACGCCATTCTGCACGCCGAACTTCCAGTCAGTTACCCGCATCTCAACATTCACGATACCGATAGACGGGAAATTCACCTTCACATACATTCCAGGGCGGTAACGATAGCCGCTCAGGTTTAACGTAACGTTCATGGTTCTGGCGATGCGGGTGCGCTTTAACTTCACGTCTGCCAGACGCTGGGCCTGAAATTCAGAGGTCACAAATCGCAGCTTCATATCCTGCGATATTTCCACGCCGTCTTCCGTCACCCATTCACTGACAGACACAGAAGGGAAATCCGCTTCGGTATAGCCTTGCTGCGGATCGACAAATGTCCCCTTGATAGTGTTAACACGTTCCGCCTGAGATACTTCCGGCATGATTTCGATATCACCGGCCAGTTGGCTCTCAGTGATCACCTCTGTCGCAGGACCATAATAAGCCCCGACCAGAAGGCCATGTTTACCCGCGGTGTACGTTACATCCCCGGCGCATGCCGCCAGCATCCCCTCCAGAATACTGACCTTGTTTTCACTGAGATCGAACTCACCGTTGATGGTATAGCGCTTCTCAACGGTATTACCGCCAGTAATCACATCCTCATCACAGATATTCGCCGCGTCCTTAAACTGGTCCCAGAGAATATCGGTATCGGGTACTTTCAGGTAATTGCGGTAATAGTCCAGGATAACCAGCGCCGCATTGTTGCTGTAACCCGTCAACCCGGTGCGCGGGTCATAAACGGCACGCCCCTGTTTTTCGACCTTGATGTTAGGGATACCTGCCGGGAATTTTTCAGCGTTGAACTTCAGGGATACGCGTAGCCAGGTGATCCCTTTCCCGATCATGTCTTCTTTCCATGACGGGCAGTTTTCCAGCATGTACGGGTCCGCCGTCTGGCGGTTGGTGTGCAGCTCAAAAAAGGCATGCTCAGGATAGCTACTGATCGGCTCATCACCAAGCCAGACAGTCTGTACACCGGATAACGGATGTCCTGCCAGGGCAATGGCCAGATGCAGCATTTCGCCATCATCCTGTTCGCCAGCCTGCTCTTCGGAAAAAAACAGAGTGCCAGCAGATGTGGAACGACCATAAACAACGGTTTTGGCACTGGCCGCAGCACGCAGAACCTGTTTACGTTCTGACGTATCACGGTAGGAATTCAGCGACGGCGTCTTGGTCAGCGCCTGAGTGGCAATCTGTGCGGCAACGGTAATAACCATTGCGATGGCATACATTTCATTTGCCGCTGCCACACCTGCGGCAATGGTGGCAACAATAGGAACAGCAGCAGGCATTAACGTACCCTCCAGACACTCAACGGTTTAACCCGCAGACTGACAAGACCAGTTTCGCCAGGCACCCACACAACGCCGGAATACACCACCCCGGCACACCGCGCCCCGGAATTTTCAACAACGGCAATATCCCCACGCTGCGCCAGTTTCACCGGTACCTCGTCGAGATAACGGGCCAGCACCTTTTCAAGCGAACCGCCGCCGCGCAATATCGCCTTTTTCGCCCCATGTTCGCTGTCGTAGGTTCCGCGCCAGCCTGCCGCAAAATCCTCGCCGCACATGGCCTGAGCGCAGTCCGCCGCGAACAGGCAGCAGTCATGACTGCCCCATAAAAAAGGCCGCTTTTCAGCGGCCCTTATTACGGTAATTAATCTGTTATGCCAGTCCGGATGCTTCATGCTTCCTCACTTATAGGTAAATCCAGGCGCATCTTTTTTACTGCCCCAGTAAATCGAACGTTCAGACATCTGAGCCACATACCGGAATATGCGGTCGCCGGGATAAGCAGCCTGCTGCGATTCATCGGTATAGCGATCGGGGAAAGGACGCTGCCAGTCTTCAAAAATATTACTGATGGTGTACTGTAGGGCGTTCGTCCCGCCAGCGGTCGCCCCTGTACTGGATACCCGCCCTTTGAACAGGAGATCGGCAACCTGGACAACACCGTTATCATCCATGGCCACCAGATAGATTTCGGCATTTCTGCCCACGCATCGCTCATTCAGCGTGGTGGCAAAGAGGGCCATATCCAGACCTGAAAGAGTCATTTTGACCTGCGTCGGGCTTGTCGTGCTGGTTTCACTGGCATCATCAACGGAGCCCATGCGCCCCATGCCGTAATAAACATTGCCGCCGAGAACCAACGTCCCGGTACCGGAATGCACATAGACGGTACCGGATTCAAACTGAATATTGGCGGCGATCGCGACCGTCACCCTGTCGCGTGATAACCAGTCCACCATCGAATCCGAAAAGGGGGAATACAGCATTAAAATGCCTCCTCAAGCTCCAGTGTATAACTGGTAAAAACACCCGGCACACGGTTACCGGCACCTTGCTGGTTATCCTTCAGTTTGAAAATGCCGTAAGGTTCCGCGACCTCGATGACGGCATTAGCAGGCGGCGAGCTACGCAACATCGGGGCAAATACAATCATTGCGGTACCGTTCGCCGCGCTCGTCACATCGGCTGTAATCATCTTTAGCTCATCGTTAACAGTGAAATAATCGCCCTGTCTGAGCACCACTGTTCCCGGCGTCCACCCCTTACTCTGAAGCTGGGTTCCGGTCTGATTTGCGCCATCAACAACAGGCTTTCCAGCAGGTGTTCTGCCACTTCGCCCCCAGTCATGGACTTTTACCCTTCCATACTCACCATCAAGCGAAGCCACCAGAGCATCAATACGTCTGGATTTTTCATCTGTCAGGTTATTAAAAGTCAGGGAACATCCCCAGCGGGTACCAGGGAAGCGTGCTGTCTGCGATGCCCCATTGAATGGAGATCGAAAGGTTTTGGTATTACTCTCTGGTCGCCAGGTCAGTGACGCGGGACAGACATCTTCCGGCCATTCGAGTACAGCCATAAGTTCTCCTGCATTATTCTGCGCACGGCGGCGCTACTGATCATTTGTCAGGATGTTACTGATTTACATACCTGGTTATGGTTGTTACTCAGCCCGTCAGTGGTGGGACACTGGCGTTCTCTGGTCAGGAGGGACGGCTGATTACCCCTGAATAAGGAATGTTATGGAAAAGAAATTTGTTGATCTGTGTTTCACAATGTCAGAGAAAATTCCGAAAGAAACTGCTTTGTAAATTGTTGCTATTAAGCAAGTGCTTGCTGCAATTTTGGCTAAAATGCCTGATAAACGCGAAAGCATCATTGATGACTTATCAGGTGTGGATAGCGATATTATGCGTGATATCGTAGCCAATTTTAAAAAAATTAAATAATTGAAACTGTAATAGCAGATTCATATTTCGCGGCCTGTTCTGGGGCCGCTTCAATAATCTTCGCAACAACATTTTGAGCGTGTTCTTTTGCCCGCTGATTGTATCCTTCCAGTGTAAAATCAGTTGTTAGCTCTTCACTGTATGGAATGTTAGCCAAAGTTCTTGAACCAATTGTCACCGACACATTGCTGCCAATATTCTGTATGAATACCATGGCCAAGTCCTTGCTCATCGTAAAACCCATTCCTTTTTTTTCCGGAAATTCAACCCTGAACTCCAGCGCCTCAACTTGTTGTTCTAAATCCATAGTTGTCTCCCGCCTTTCGGCTTAATGAATATTAATAATGCTTACACGCCAAGTAAGCGCCGCGCCTGGCCGCGATTTGAAAAATCATTCAAAATATCCTGCCTGGCCTGTTTCGCACCGTCATTCGCTCCCTGTCGCGCAGCTTCCTGCATGGCCTGCTTCAGTGCCGCATCTCCGTTACCGGATATGTTGAAGTGCTGATGAATAATCGTATCACCGCCGCCTGATGTAGCACCTGGAGTGCCAACCATGCGAACACCCAGCGAACCATCTGCTGATCGTGTCAGTGGCATAATGGCTTCCGGCCCCGCCTCCCCCATAAGCCCTGCGCCTTTTGCAAAAGCAAAATATGTCGGTGTGCTAACAATGCTGTTGCTGTAAGCGCTCAGACTTTCAGAGGCATATGCACCACCTTTTGCATTCAGCTTTATGCCAGTTGCGGCAGAGTTATAAGCGCCGGAAGGAGTGCTACCAGATGCAGCCCCAGCGCCCGCACCGAACATACCGCCGATCGAACTGAAAAAACCGCTGTTACTGGCAGACCGTAAAGAATCCACCAGCATCGCATTGAGGATAATTTTCTGCATAGACTGAAGCACCGAACTAGCCCAGTCTTCCCAGTCAACCTTATTACCGGCCAGTGCATCAGAAATGTTACCCACCAGACCGGACATTGCGTTATTCACCAGGTCAGCAGACTGAGATGCATAATCAGAAGCAGTGTCAGCCCAGTTTGCAAAACCTTCACGCATACCCGTTGTCCAGTCACTGCGCTGGGCATCAGAGGCTGAGTAGTAAGCTTCCTGATCTCGTAACCTTTCATCGAGATAACGTTTATTCAGTGCCAGTTCCTGACGGTATAGGTCTTCCGAAATATCACCTGACTGGTACTGCCGCTGCAGATCAACGTTCTTCTGCTGAAATTCCTCCCTGATGCGTAGCATTTCCTGCATACGTTCACGCATTCGGCTTCCCTGTCCATACCCGGTAAGTTCTGCCTGGTTAGATGCTCGCGCGCTGGCGTTTGAGTCAGCGAGGTTGGCTTCATACGCCGCTAATTGTTCGCGGATTTTCTGCTGATCAATCAACGCGGCATTCTGCAACAGGGTTTGTTTTTGCGCTTCCGTGAGGGAAGTAAGTTCACCCAGACTAACCTGATATTTCAGTTTTGCCAGTTCGGTATTCTGACCAGCCAGAGAGATTTGCTCTTTCTGCTGCTTAATGAGTTTGTCGTAAGTATCCGCTGTTTTTTCGGCTTCTGTTTTTCCACCTTTTGCTTTCGGCTTGTTAGCCTGATTATTCCGCCACTCTTCTAAGCCATTGTTAATTAACTCCTGACGGCTGGTCTGGTAACGAGGGTCGTTAGAAGCGAAGCCAAGATCATCAGCAGAATAACTTAATCGTAAGCGTTCTCTCTCCTCACCTTTACGGCGAGATAATTCAAGTTCACGCCTACTTTTTTCAAGCGCATCTGTTTGTTTATTATCAAGAGTCGCCTGAGGAATACGCAACGGGGAGTTAGTCAGGCCTTGCCGTGCCCTGAGTAATTCATTACCTAACCCCAGCAACCTATTGAACTCAGTATGTTGCCCATTCATGTTCACCAGAGACTGATATTCTGCGTTCTGTCGCCAGGCTCGCTCTTTAATCAGGTCATTACGCCGCCTTTCGTTTTCCTCAAGAGCTTGCGATACCGATCGAGATTTTTCTCTCAGTTGAGCAAGTTTTTCTTCCTCAATTGAGATTTGATCAGTCAGTATTGAAATTGACTTAAGAATATTGAGGGCGTTTTCCTGATTTATTGCTGGATCATTCCTCGCTTCATTGAGTTCATTAATCCGGCGATTCAGGCTGGCTACACTTTTTTCCTGTTCTGTAATCAGCCTTTTTTGTTCTTCCAGTGCTGTGACAGTCTGGCTACGGTTACTGTCCAACTCAGGAAGAGACATTTTCGATGTCTTCTCTTTGATCTCGTCAATCTGGTTTGCGTATTCGCGGGCAGATTGTCGGGCCTGTTCCTGATTCTGGTACATGGTGTACCAGGCACCAGCGCCGAGCATCAATAATCCTGGCAGACCACCAACCAGTGAAAGCAGCCCTGTAGCTCCACTTTTGACTAGTCCCATCACAGATGTCGCAGAGTTAAGAGCCTGCTGTGATGCAGTAACAGCGCGGTTAGACTGAACCAGTGCAGCATTAGCCGTAATCATTGCGCGACGTTTGGCAATCACGTTCTGGGTTGCCGTCGCTTCTGCATTAGTATTACGGGTAAGCTCAAGTTCCATTTGGGCCAGTTGATATGCTCTTTCAGCTGCAATTGCATCAGCTGCTGCTTTTCGTTGAGACTGTGTTGCTGAACTGGCGCGGGCGGCAGCGAGCGCAATCTCATTTTTACGTGCATCGATCAGTTGTGCTGTTTGCCCGCTGAGATCACCGAACATACCACCAAGAAACCTTGCTCCACCAATAGCGGCAAGAGCACCAGCGGCAGCAGCTACGGTGTTAATATTATCTGAAATGGTATTGAGAACACCGGTCAGTGCGCTTGTCGCGCCGGTCGCTTCATTAGCCCCGCCAACCCATGCCATGAAGGCATTTTCAATTTTTGTTGATGCTGCCGCCACTGTCTGCGGCATAGCGCTGTATTCTTCGCGAAGTGATCCAAGCTGGCTGATTAGAGCGGGCACCACCTTGTCAGCGGTTAATTGCCCCTGATCGGCCATCGCTTTAAGGTCTTTTCTGGCTACTCCCATCCCTGAAGCAAGGGCACGAATTACACGATCTCCATTTTCATTGACAGAGTTAAACTCTTCTCCACGAAGGACGCCTTGCGCCAGCGCCTGGCTGAACTGGGTGATTACTGAGCTAGCTTCAGATGTGCTGGCGCCAGACAGCTTAAGTCCCGTTGAAATAGCTTCGGTTACTTTCAGAACCTCTTCTGAACTGTAACCATATTCGCGCATGGAAGCCGCCGAACGAGCAAACAGGCTGGCGTTATCTGAAAATGCGGTGCCGGTTCGCTGGCTGATATCCATCAGCGCACGCTGTGATTCTTTAAAATCATCAGTCGATTGCGATGCCTGCTTTAACCTTGCGTTAACCGAACTCCATTCATCCGCCAGAGAAATAAGGTGCCCAGTGGCATATGCGCCTGCAAAAGCGCCAGCCAGGCCCATAGCAGAAGCCTTTGCTGAATTAAGCTGACTGGTTACCTCCGCCAGCGCTTTCTGTGTTTCTCTTGATGCTGCTGCCGCCTGACGCCCGCCATTTTGCATGGTTCGGTAATAATCTTGTCCGGTGCGTGAAGCGCGCGCGATCTCCGTCTGGAAAGACTGGGAGTTAGCCGAGATTTTAATTATCAATTCACGGAGTGTCGCCATATTTCACCTAATAAAAAACCCGCTTTTTGGGCGGGTGTCTTTAATTCAAGAATTAACTTAAAAGGCTGTAGGTGAAAATCTGAAATCGCCGTTAGCCCCGTATCCAACCCGGTATATTAATACCTTATCTTTTACTACTTCAGCCCCAACCTCAACCATACCACCAGCACACCAGCCATGCGGAGTTGCACTTAAAACATGCCGACCTGGATTTGGGTAGAAGGTCACTTTTTCCCTTGAATCAATATCTGCAATTGGATTTCCGTCAATATAAATACTGATAAGGCACGCACTACCCATTAGTCCGGAATCTCTTTTGACGACAACTGTCCCGGTATCAGCAGAATTATTAACGATTTTTTTATCCCAAATTCTGTCAGCAGAAACACTTCTTGCTTGTTCTGTAGAAACGGGCTGCGTAGAACATCCAGATAATAGAGCGATAGCAACAACCAGAAGTAATTTATTCATATCCCTATTCCATGTTTAGAAGGCAATAAATATTAATGTGGAATGATTACAATGTCACTGAGTTGCTGCTGTTAATGCAGCCTCAAGCCCTGCAAACGGGTCCTTCGGTGCTGATTGTTCATCACCACCCCAGCGCAGGATCGCATCGTCCAGCGGTACTTTCGCCCCCTGTGAGCCGTAGATGGCAGAGACGATCTGCGCAGCCTGGATATCACCACGAATATCGCCAATGGGGCTTTGCCTGTCGAACTCAATCCACATCAGTAGCTCGCTTGCTGTCATGGTCTGGCGAAGCTCTGAGAGCGTGCGCCCCATGCGGAGCGCAAGCGACATCAGAAACTTTACGCCGGGGGTTGCGACTTTTCCCGCGCTTCGTCCGCACTGTTGATGAGGTCAAGCGCCTGTTTGAGCAAGCGTGAATGAACGGGTCCGTAAATTTCACGTACCTGTTCTTCTTCATCGACGCTGAATACCGGTTGCTTGTTGGTATCGCAAAGGACATCAATGAACAGCACCACGTCAGCACAAAGATTACGGTGTGCTTTTTCTGATACAGATACCTCACCTTCTTCATCAGCACCAGATTTTGCAATTTCCTGCCAACGTAACCACCCTTCGCCAGAAGGTTCCCGCAGAACAACCTTCACACCGCCCCATTCAGGGACCGTAATGATTTTATGACGAAAGCCTGACATTTTAGCCAGCGCCAGTTCTTTAAGACTTTTAGCCATTTTTTATCCCTGATTAAAGAAGATGAATTACGCTACCGTTACGACGCAGGTTGCTGAGGTGACTTTCCCGGCAGGTGTGGAGGCATCGGTAACTTCACAAACGTAATCACCGGCATCACCTACAGCAGCGTTTGCCTTGTTGAACGTTGCTGTCGTCTGTCCACTAACCGCGCTGCCGCCCTTCTTCCAGACGTAGGAATAAGGTGCCGATCCCCCGGAAGCTACCACCGTCAGTGATAAAGCCGAACCAGAGGTAACAGATTTGGTGTCAGGCAGGTCGGTGGTCAGACGCAGCGCGTTATCAATTTTCGTCGGCTTACCTTTCAGGCGTAACGAGAACGTTGCAGCCACCACGCTGTTTGTCCCTGAAGACCAGGTGTACTGACGAACTTCAGACAGGAACTGGAAGCCAATACCAGACGGGAAGACAATCCGAAAACCATATGTGGTGTCGTTATCGTAAGCTTCACGCAGCGCATCCTGTGCCGGGTTAACATAGAAGTTACCGGACATAGAGATTTCTGACTGAGCGCCAAGGCCGTTGATGTTTTCCTGCTCGGTTGAACACAGAGTAGTGACATCAATGTCCTGCTTCTGACCGCCAGTAAACTGGACCTCTTTGATAGTACAGTGCAAATCCAGCCAGGTTGCAGCACCAATCGTATCCAGTGTCGCTGGCGCAGAGGTGATCTGAATTTTTGTACCCTGCGATTTTTCATACAGTGAGGACATATTTGTCTCCTGAAAATAGAAAACCCGCCGTAGCGGGTCTGTGAGTTAGTGGATTTGTCAGACAGTGACCTGAAATTCCAGCGTCATCCGGTAATACCGGTTCTCTGGTTCATAACCAGGAGTTTTGCTTATATTGGTGGGATTGAGTGGCTTAACCGCCTGAAGCGCCATATTACGAAGATTCCGCGCCTCTTTGAGAGTCAGTGAGTAAACATCTACCTGCACCGATATCCCTGATTCGGCCTGCCCACAAAGAACATCGGCGGTCACATCAGAAATCAGTGAAAAAATAACCCATGGCGGCGATATCGAGGGCTGACCATCACTGCCAAGCGGGGCAACATAGGGATAAACCTGCCCTCCGGCCAGCGGCCTCAGCAAAAGATAAAGGTCATCTTCCGTCATTTACTCAGCACCTCATCAATAGCCTGATTCATGCGTTTCATAGCGACTCGCGTTGCCAGTTCTTCGCGGGTATCAAACGCAGGACGGACAAAAGGATGTGGAGGCATATTCACTGTGCCCATTTCGACAAATCGCCAGTAAAACGCGTTACGTCGATCGGAGGCTTTCATTGAATTATCGCTGTTACCCGTTCGCATGTTTCGACCACGAATATGAACACCGGATGAAATATCACCGCGTTTACGTGATCGCTGCGTCAGCACCACAACGTTTTTCTTCAGCTTGCCGGTTCGTTCAGGCGCTCTTACTATCACCTCATCTTTCAGAACCTCAGCACCAGCTCGAGTGGCATCACGCAGAACTTTGTTGTTTTCGGCGCGGCTCAGTAATTCCAGATCGCGGGATATCTCTTCAAGGCCAGAAAAATCAAGACTGATATCAATCATTTTTCTGCTCCATTTTTACAGAGTATTTCCAGCCTGGTGGCTTTACTGTCGGGTATGGGGGGGCTGATGATATTCAGTACCGCGCCTTTAAATGGCCCTGTGAGCACCTTTAATCTTGACGCAGCAGTCACATCACGCCGGAAACGGACCCACACCCGGATCGTTGCCTGCGCCGTTTCCGCACCCGATTGCAACTGCTCCCTGCCGCTGATACCCAACACTTCCGCCCATATGGTCTTTCCCTCCTGCCACTCTTCAACCGGCTGGCCTGTCGTATCACGAAAAGAAGTAAAGTTCAGGATAGTAACGCGATGGCGTAATCGACCTGCCTGCATAATCCCTCCCTACAGCGGTATGTATCGGTACGGTTGAAGCAAAGACTCAAAACCAAACGGGAAGGTGGTAACAATATTTCCAACATTGACTGGCTCTCTGTTTTCAAACCAGTACCCAACGAGAAGCATCAATGCCAGCAAAATATCGTCAGCAATACTGAGTCCATCAGGATCAGATTCAGGTACCTTATCTTCATACAGTTTTCGGTTGATGTAATTCTCTGCCATACGCCTTGCGGCGCCGTAGTAGAGCAACAACATTTCATCTTCCGCTGTATCGTCAGCATCGATCCGACACTGAGCCCTTAGCTTCTCTATCATTTCGCTCATCGTTTTTACCCGGCCCGCAGCGAACTGCGGGCATAAAAAAACCGCTTACGCGGCATCAGTAGACAGCAGAAGTGTTGATTACGGCGCCTTACCCACCAGCGCTTTGATGGCCGCTGTATCTTCCAGCACGCAGTCGAAGCGGTGGAAGGCCAGGAATGCGGTCTGATCATACTCCGCGTAACGCTCAACCAGACGCTTCAGGGTCATGTAGGAAACTCGGCGAACAATGAAGCGATTGAAATCACCCAGGAAAATAAATTTCTTACTCGCTGCCGCGGCATCAATCGCCTGATCAATTACATAGGGAATACCAAGCACAGTTGCCGGGGAACCACCAACAACATCCGGTAGCCAAAGAGGGCGCTTCTGATCATCCACCATCTCTTCGATTACCTGAAGAGTGCCGTCATTAAACGCCCAGCGGAAACTCGGACCACCGCGATATGCCGGATCAATCGCGTGTTTCAGGCTGTTCATTTCCTGCCAGGTGAATGCTGCGGCCGCCGCCGCAGAAACAGTCCCGGTTACTGAAGCCGCCAGCCCTTTAGGTTGCTGAGGTGTACCAGCGCCGGTACCCTGTACGAGATATTTGGCTTCACCGCGACCAATACGCTGTGCAATACGTCCAGCCAGGTATGCCTCAATATCTACACCGCTGTCCTGCAGCAGCTCATTGGAGACGCGGATAATTTTGGATGACAGTTTTTTAGCACCCAGGATTGCGGTACCGAAAGTCACATCCCCCTCCGTTGCTGCAGAGTTTTCTGCAAGCAGTTCCCCCTCTTCAGCAGTACCATCAGAAGTGGACCAGGTAATATCCTGACCGTTTGAAGTATTGAGGATTTGCGCAACGCTCACGATCCCGCCGTAAGCTTTCATTGCATCAATGATGGTATTACGCATCTGGGTAGGGACCGTATAACCACCTTTATCATCAGGTGTCGTTCCCTGCGCACGAAGTTCTTTAACGGCCTGGCGTTCTTCAGCAGTCAGCTCACCGAAGCCATGGCGCAGGAGACGATCGAATGCTGCAGCACGGCGCACTTCTGCCTGCATTTCAGGAGTTTCCTGACGCTGGCGCTGTTCAGGCTCCTGTTCATCAACAAAAGACTGATCATGGCGGCGCAATTCCTCTTCACGAGCGATACGCTCATCAAGCGCGTCCAGTTCGGATTTTGCGGCGTTCCACTGAGTGCGCTGCTCTTCTGTCCAGGTGGTATCACCAATTTTATCGTGCAGAGCACGCATATCAGTGGCGATGGTATTACGTTTTTGCTTCATTTCATGCAGTTTCATGGTTTTTCCTTACGCGTTAAGAAGAGTCAGCAGGCGCTCACGCGCCATTCGTTGATTAATGGCGTTATGTAGCGCACCACCGTCGCGCGCCTCCTGCCAGGCTTTCATCGATCGGACGCCGGAATCGGCCTCCTGATATGCGGGATAGGTCACCGGACTGACATCAAACAGCCGGGAAAACTTCGATATTTCGCGAATAACTACCCCTTCGTCGTCCTCATACCAGTGCTCGCCATCACGGGCGACTCGAAAGGCAAAGGACGACTGGTTAATGTCACCACGAAGCATCGGTGCCAGCACCAGGTCGCGAATGGTTTGCGTATCCGGCGCAGTAATGTCGTAACGCAGACCGCGATCATCTACAGACAGTGACAACGTTCCGGCAGCGCTACGACCAAGGATAAAATTAGGGTCATGGTTAAACAGCCCGCGAACATCATCATTCAGCACATCGTCAAAAGCACCGGGTTTGATAATTTCACGAAAACCCCAGAGAGGTTCCGAGCGACTGTTAAACACCGATCCGTAACCCAGAATGCGGGTGGGCTCATCGGTGCGTTGTTCCGCGCGAACCTCCCCGCTATAGCAGCGCGTTTCACGGTCATTCATTGGTTTTTTCCTCGTCGGTTTTTGGTGCCTTAAAATCGTCTGCCGGGTTAGCCGCGTTCACGCTTACCAGCATTTCATCAAGGCCGTCTACCGGGTTCATATCTTCGAAGGCTCGCGCCTCGTTGCGGCTCATCCAGCCATCAGTGATCGCAAAGTGGTAGAACTGAGCACGCTCCTGCGGGGTTCCGCGTAGCAGGCCTGTCAGGTTAAACCGGACGTAATACCCTGCCGCCAGCTCCGCACGAGTAAACAGCCGTCGGTTAAGTTCCTGCTCCCAGTTCGTTACCCACGGCATGATCGTGTAGCGGACAAACTGAATGGCCTGCTGCGTAATGTTTGAGAAGGTGGCTTTTTCGAGATCGTTAATCATGTGTGCAGGAACGTTGAATATCCCGGCAATCATGGAGCGGTTCAGTTTAGACATGTCGATGATCTGCGCATCAACAGGGGAAACAGTCAGCGCTTTGTAATCCAGCTCTGCCGGGAGAAGCATTGTTTTATTCTCCTGGCTACGCAGCGCAACAACTGCTTTTTGCCACATGCTTTTTAAACGCCCCCAACTGTCATCATTCAACTGGCTTTTCACCGAAATGATGCCGGCTGGTCGGGCATTACCACTGAAGAATGAACTAGTGTATGCCTGACCGCTCATTCCCATACCGATCGTCTCTGCGTGTTGCATGATCGGGCTGAGTCCCATTTTCTGGTTATTACCGAGCGCCCTGATATGCACCATATCGTCTGGGTTTATAGCAAACGCGCCTTCTTCGTTGTAAACCCCATAGGTGTAACGCCCTCCGGTGTTGAGTAGCGTGGTTTCCCACGGCATACAGCATTCCAGGCCGGAAACCTCACCGCGTCTGGAACGTTTTACCCACGTATAGCCATTACCCCAGCCCAAAATATGACGTTGCTTTAACTCGCGCCATTTATAGCTGGTCTGCCACACGTTCGGCTCATCGTGCACCAGGTAGAACACAGGATGGTCGCGCGCAGCTTCAACCTTGTTATTGGTTTTACGCATCACGTGTAGCGGCATCTGCGCAATATTTGACGAAATAACATAAATACAGGCGTAAACAGCCGCCAGTTTCATCGCCGTTTCTGGGCTGACAAAAACGTCGCGGGCAAAAATATTGTCCGTTTCTGCTGATTCTCCAGTAATTGGCGTAGAGGGATTCTCCAGTGGTTCATTGCGAAACAGGGCATCAAGCAGCATTTTTCCCCCTCATTGCGACCACCAGTGCATAAAGCAGAAGCAAACTACCGGACATCATCAGAGATGAAGCCAGCCCGAACTGGAGATACACGCCAGCAGCGAGCGAACCGAACCCTGCCAGCCCGATAGCATCAGTCATTAATGTTTTCATAGAATTAAAAGGTCTTCGTCAGGGTCGAGTGTGGACAGGAAATCAGCTTCACCACCACCGTTAACCAGCATTCTGCTCATCGCAGTAAATAGTGCAGCGGGACCGTCTATTTTTGCTTCGGGTGTGGATTTGTTCGGAAAGATATTGTCGTTTTTGTCAGGCTTGACGGTGACGTTAGACATCATCCAGTTCATAACCGGATGATTGCTGTGATGAAAACGCCCGCCATAAACCAGAGACTCCACCTCTTTCATTGACTCAGAAAAGTTTCTGACCGTCTGCGGAACCTCCACCAGCGGCACACCCTCTTCTGCCAGAGCCAGGCTAAACTGCGTTGCGCTCCAAGGGTCGAACCCGGTTTCCTTCAGGTTTTCGCCGCTAATCCATTCCAGAAAATCTGCTTTAATCTGCGCATGATCGATAACATCACCATCGGTCAGTTCCAGCTTCCCAAGCTCAGCCCATTTGCGATACATCTGCGCCATTTGAGCGGAACATTTTTCCAGCCGCCCTTCGGGTAACCAGAATTTAAAGTCTGCATGCGCGTGACCGTTGTCTGCCCTCCAGAGTTTTACTGCTGCGCAAATATCAATCTTGTGGGCCAGATCCACGCCTGCCCACATCGGGTAAGTTTTCAGCTCATGACGTGGAGCGATAAACTCGCAGTTTTCCCACTTAATCATGTCCATCCAGGCTGACTCTGCGGTCACCCAGATATTCATGTGTTTGGTGAAAAAGTTAACCCTGGCGGAAACCTGTTCTTTGGCCTTCTTTGCCAGGCGGCGAAGATCATCCCAGCGCTTACAGATACCCAGCCCGGGGTTAGCCTTTTGCCAGACCGTTTCATCAAACGGATCATCATCCTTATCCAGGGTGAAGATGATAGCGAAAAAGGTATCGTCTTTTACCGCACCTTCCACTTCGCTGTTATAACCACGCAGCACCTTAATGGCATAATCTCGCAGCTCGTAACAAATACCTTCTTTGTTAAAACCCGCTGTCGTTATGCCAAACAGCAGAGACTGCAATCGTGCGCCGGTTGCAGTTTCAAGAACGTCCCAGACATCACGGGTTTTATGCGCATGAAGTTCGTCTACGATGCCGCAATGGATATTAAGACCATCAAGATTGTTGGCATCAGAAGAAAGCGGTTCAAACTTGGATGCTGTTTGCTCCTGGTAAATCGCCAGTTTATTGAATTCAAACAGTCGCCCCAGTGTGGGTTTCGCTTTTTTAACCATGTTTTTCGCATCTTCAAAAACGATGCGAGCCTGATCCCGCGTTGTCGCTGCGGAATAAACCTCTGCCCCGCCCTCACCATCGGCACCTGCCATATAAAGACCAACGCCAGAGGATAATGTCGATTTAGCATTTTTACGGGCAACTTCGTTATATGCCGTACGAAACCTGCGGACCATCACCGGACGACCGCTGCCATCATTACGCAGCACAACTTCGCCTGTTTCTTCATTTACCAGAGGTATAACAAAACCGAAGATGTTGATCAGAATGAAAACATGCCAGCCCATCAACTCAATCGGCTGGCCTGCCAGTGCTCCTTTAACATGAGGCACGAATTTATAGAAATTGAGGATGTGCTGTGCGCGGGGCTCGCTGAAATAGATGCCACGTTCTTCACCGTGCTTCAGATCATCCAGAAATCGCTGACAGGAAAGACGGACAAATTCACAGGCAATAACCTCCCCGGCAACGACGCGTTCGGCGTAACGTATGCCATCAGTAACTTTTGCCATCAGTCCCTCGAATTTAGAAATTGACTTAACAGATCATCATCGTCTGGTTTGTCTTTACTGACCTTAGACCTGCTGGAAGGAGTCATACCAAACTCCGCTAACATCGCGCGAAGTCGCTTCCAGGCATCAGCTTTCATCATGGCTGCCGGATGCGGCTTGATCATGCGTATTTCACGTTCTTTCCCTTCATCAGCATCATCATCGCTGTATACCGCATAGGTATAACCTTCCCGATCCAGCGTTTCACAATGATGGCGGTATTCCGTATATGCCTCTACCAGCAACTCCAGAGCCCTGGCATCCAGCTGAGATATGACGCCAATGGCATCAAGTTCTTCGGCCATCCGCTTAAACCAGTACTTCCCCTGCTTGTCGAAATGCTTGGGAACTGGGGGGACCCCTTTAGGTGGCTGCGGCTCGTTTTTGTTGATTGGTCGTTTGGAAGGGTTACCCCTCACCAAACGCAGATGGGTAGGGGTTTTCGGCGGTCCTGACATAATCGAAAACTCCTATTAATCATCGGCTGGGGGACCCCAAAAAAAGTTTTCTAACCTGCGGCGATGTGAAGAAAGGCTAGGCGGCGGTCCTTTGGGCGCCCGGCTACAGGGATTTGACCTCCCCCTCCCCTTCACGACTGTTGATGATAATTACTATCATTTAAAGCGCTCGCGACCTGTTTTCGAGCGGTGGCAGGGCCAGCATAGGCTTTCAAGGTTCGAATCATCATCGGCCCCCCCATGTGCCTTAGCCTTGATATGGTCAACGGTGGTGGCCGCAACAGCGCGACCAGTACGCAGGCAGTTCTGACACAGATGGCTGTCACGCTTCAGGATGCGGGCGCGTTTGATGTCCCACTTGCTACCGTAACCACGTTCATGCCGACTCTTACCCTGCTGATGCTGTTGCCAGCCTTCATTGCGGTGCTGCTCACAGTAACCAGAGCGATCCGTAGTCGTGCCAGGACAACCTCTCTTGCGACAGGCGCGAGGAATTAGTGCTGGCATGGTTCACCATTACGCAAATCAATAGTGATTTGGTTTTCAGCATGGTTTTTATCAAGATTAAATACCGCTGTTACAGTGGGGAGTTCTCTACACTGAGTATCTATAACCGTCGATACCTGGTTATCAAGAAGCTGTCCATTCACAGCAATTCCATAACCCATGAAGTGCTCTCCGCGATACAACTTAGCGATCTGAAACTTCATAACGATTTCCTTTTAGCCGTGAGGCTGTCGCAAAGCCACCAACAGTTAACAGATTGCCATGCTAACTACTGAAAAAATCACTTTGAGAGTCATCTGAAATGCTCTCCTAACACGCACCAAAAGCGCACTCCAAGATAAATACTCGAAATGTGATAAAATCACTGCGCTGAAAGTAAACCTACACACGGAGCAATCATGTCTAAATACGATGACAATAGCGACCATCAATTAAATGACCTTCATGCTGAGGTCGGGGCTTTAAAATTGATCATAAAAGAACTTGTTCATATGATTGATGAAGACAAGCTCAAGGGATTAAAGAAGCAAGTAAGCCTCAATAAAGTACACGAATTACTTTATCCTAATGAAACGGACAAAGGCGTAATCAACAGCAAAGCTAATCGAATTGCCAGAAGCTTAATTGATAAAGTGATTACCGAGAAAAACAATCCTTAATCCTTCGGGCTCAGAAATGAGCCCCTTTTTTATATCTATTAAGAATCATTATTTCTTTCGATATCCATGTTCAGTGACTGTGTAACAGTTAATTTGTACTGCCTTGTTATGTGCCAGAATATCTTTCTTCGTCTGGCGGTCCATAACCTCAATGTCGTGCTCAGTGAGGTAGATTATGCTTACCCAGTCACAGGCCGTGTCCGTTACTTCAGGTTTTGCGGGTAAAGTTTTCGCGCAACTCACGGTCAACATCGTCATCAGGAAGATGATTAACAGTCTGCTGTACATCCCTGGCTCCTTTTGTTGTTTCTACCCGGCGTTCTGCAATGGCTTCAGTAGCTACTGCACGTTCTTCAGTGCGCTGCTGGTCCGCTTTTGTTTCGGCGATACTGGTACCGCGAGATTTACCCAGACCAAAGGCACCAGCAATTGCTGCCAGCGCGGCAACAACCAGGCCGATAATCATTTCAAGTCCCATAGTGACCTCACATCAGTGCAGCTTTTGCTTTGGCGTAACGTTCACGGCGGTCGTTAATGCCGTTCTGCCCGCCGTTGATAATCTGCGTGACGCGCTCCACATCCCCCGAATAGAGAAGGCAACCACGTAACGTGAAATACCATACCGCCGAACGGGCCGCATGTCGCTCTTGCATCAAAAGTTCAGGCGTACTGATCAGATCAAGATTCAGCGCCGTACCGCATTTTGTGTAGTTCTCACGACCAGTGATTTGCAGCAGGCCGCGACCGCGATATTTCCAGCCGTCACCCTGACTGTTATTCCCCATACGGTCACCGTAAACAAGATTGGCTATTTGTGGCTGGTGAGCGACCTGTTTACCATCGACACGCCCCAGCATTTCACACTGATACGGTGTCAGGCGTTTACCAAAGGTTTTCTTCAGCCCGTCTACCGAGTAGTTGAAGCTCTCGACCAGCGAGGTAAAACCAGCAGATTCATGCCCAACTTGAGCAATAAACATGGCCTGATCGTTAACTGCTGTAATGCCAAAATCATTCATTGCCGCACCAATGTGCGGAAACCAGCGTGCAGAAAGTCCGGCGCTGATACCAGCCGCCTGCTGAAATTGTGATTGGTTCATTATTGCCTCAGATGATCTACCAGGCGTGCCACGTTGCCTCTGACGGCGACCAGCACAGACAGGAAAAGAATGTTGGCCCCGATAGTGGCCCACGATGAATAAGGGTAGATACCGCACAGATACGCCAGCGGTACGGCGCTATAAATGACCGTAAGCAGCCACGCTAAGCGAGATATCCACGGTCGAT